TCCGATGGGGCATTCATACAGTCAAGGTAAGTTTCCAACAATGGGACTATAAAGGATATGTAACTTTTGTAAAAAGTGGTAACTGCAAAGGTTTAAACGTATTGGATATTGACGCAGACGATTTATATGACATGAAATTTAAAGAAAATCCAATCAATTTTGTATGGTTTGGTACAGACGATGATGGCGAAGACTGGTTCACAATGATTTTAAAAAATAACGAAGATGAACTGTCAGTTGAAGATGAATGGGACTGTTTGAAAGATTATATCGTAGGTGTTGAAATTATTGATTTTGTTGAGGAGGAAAACGAAAAATGACATTAGCACAACTAATTGAATTGGTTGAGTACGGCACAGATATAGAAGTAGTAAAATGGTTAGACAAAAATAAATACTTAGATGTAATTACTGTTGATGAAAACACATTATTTGAGAATAATGCTGATTTCAATTGTTTAGTATCAAGTATTTCGCCCTGGGATGCTTGGACAATTCATGTTGAGTTGTCTTTAGATAAGGAGGAAAAATAAATGAAATTTTACGAAATTAAAGACCCTTATTATGCATTAATCGCTGCTAACGATGAAAAACAATGTTTAAAACTTTACAAGGATATTGTTTGCAAAGTAGAAGACGAAAAAGAATTTTTCGATGATATGAAAACAATTGATAAATACGAAGCGTTCAAAATGCTTGCTAAAAGTCGTATTGAAGATGGTGGAGAGTTGGGCGCAGAAGAAGCTTTCAATCAGTTAGAAAATCTTGAAGAAAACGGCGAAGTATTATTGATTGACGGCGGCTTGATTTAGGAGGAACAGCGATGAATGTACAAGAATTGATTGAAGAGTTAGAATGCTTAGAAGTTGCTACAGATAGTCTTGATTTTTTGAAAGGAGCTAACTTTGCTACTGAAAGAGCAATTAATTTGGCAAAACAACTAAACGAACCAGAAAAGCCAACCGTCAAACAATTTGTAGCCGATTGGTTCGAAGATAATTTTGAAGAGTTAGATTGGGAACTGGGTGGTGTTTTAATAAATGCTTTTAATACGAATAGAAATGAGAGAAGTGATTTTCAAGATTGGCTTGTCGATACCACGAACTATCCAATTGAAACATTGATAAGAATGAAGTTGTTTGGCTACGAAGTCGAGAAAGAGCCGCTTTATGCAGTGAAAGGACTTACTGATTATTTTAGGTATGATAATAAAGTAATTCTTTTCAATGACAAACAAGAGGTGTTAGAAATTGCTAATAAAATTGGAGAATGTTGTGGAATTGAAGAATTTAATTACATTAACGATTTAAATTTTATATTAATCAGCGATCTTCGGAATGATGAACAAACGGACGAAAAAGAGCCGCTTTATTATGTAAAGTTGCCAGAAATTGGCTATATGAGATTTGGATTTTGCATACCTATTACAGAAAATATAGAAGAAGCAAAAAAATATACTGAACAAGAAATCAAAGCAATTGATGAACGTTACTGGCCGTTTGCTGTGAAAGTGGAGGGCGAATAAATGGAAAAATCAAAAAGTTTGATTATATGGCTAGCGACTGGTGGAACAATGAAGTTTGAAGATGTTAGGAATTTTGAAACAGTTACAAATAATCTGGACTGGGATGTTTTGAAATTTAATTACCTAGGTGTCTCAACTGGTGTAAGGCGGAATGCAGTATTTGAAATAGTTAAATTAATGGGCTGGGCATTGGAGGAGTAAAAATATTTAATTAACTGGAGAATAGATATGATAACACTAAATGAATTCTTATGGCTTGTAATTATTTTGTTAGCGTTGTGCGTAAGTTCGCTATATAAACAAAAAATACAATTGGAAGAAGAACTGGAAAAATTAAAAGATGATAGACAATAAAAAAACAACCACTCGTTAGACGGCGAGTGGTTGGCATCTTGAAAAAATATTAAACAAAAACCGACTTATATTAGAAGTCGGATGTGTGATTTAGCGTTTCCCGAAATAAACGCTGCATAGATATTGTATCACGGAGGGATAAAAAATGCAGCTATTTCCTGATATTGATGACAAAAAAACAAAACAGAATGCACGAAACCTTTTAAAAAAATACAGACGGCTGCAAAGAATTGCAGGAGCACCTCAATTTAATATAACTTCGCCGATAATTAAAGAAGTGCCTATTCAGCACACAAATACACATCGATCTCAACAGCATTTTATTAGAAAGATTGATGCGGAAAAAGAAAAATTAAAAATAGATAATGCATTGGCCCGATTGTCATTGATAAATAGACAACTATTGTATTATACTTACTGCAGTATTGAAAAGAAAACTAATGTTTGGATTGCTTCTGAACTAGGTTATTCTGTTAGCAACGTGGAAACGTTAAAGTGTGTCGCACTTCTTGAATTTGCTGAAGCATATGAATCTGGTCTGCTTCAATGCTATAAAAGTGCGATTGACTGAAATTGTGGTTTTTTTGCGGTTTTATGGCGGATAAAGTCATAAAAATGATGTTATTATACTAGTATAGAAAAATATGTAAAAAACAAAACCGATTGCAAATTATGCAGTCGGTTTTTTTGTTGCATATTTTATGGATCAGTTATGCGTAATGATATCTAAGTGCATATAAAGGAAGTAGGCAGATGCTGAATATAGGTTCAAATCCTATCTGGTCCATTGTGAATTTTAGTGATTCACAAAATAAAAAATGTATGTCAATAAATGTTTCGTTTAGTCAAGCAAGCTTATACTGCTCTATAAGTTTGCTTCATGTATCTATGGCGAAGTGGCAACGCTCTAGTCTGCAAAACTAGCATTCGTGGGTTCGAATCCCACTAGATACTTAAATACAAGGAGGTTCTACATATATGGATATAAAAGTACAAAAAACAGAAGATTTGATACCTTATGAAAAAAATCCCAGACATAATGAAGATGCTATCACTGCAGTTGCTAAAAGTATCGAAAAGTTTGGATTTAAAGTTCCTATTGTGGTAGATGCTTCTAATGTCATTGTAAATGGGCATACAAGATTAAAAGCTGCTAAGTATTTGGGGCTAAAAGAAGTACCTACAATTATTGCTGATGACTTGACTCCAGAGCAAATCAAAGCTTTTCGTTTAGCTGATAATAAGGTCGGAGAAATTGCTACATGGGATGAAGAATTATTAAATGCGGAGTTAGATGAATTAGCAGATTTAGATTTTGATATGACAGAGTTTGGTTTTGACCTACCAGATATTGAAGGTGAAGAAGTCGAGGTAATTGAAGATGAATTCGAAGAAGAACTCCCTGCAGAACCTATTTCCAAATTAGGTGATATTTATCAATTCTTAATTTTGACAGGCCTACAGTTAATAAGGAACACCCTACTATGAAGCCAGTTGCACTATTCGATTATCAAATTAAAAATAGCAGTAAGCAGGGAGACTGTATTTTAGATTTGTTTGGAGGTTCTGGTACTACGTTAATAGCATGTGAGCAGAATGAAAGAGAAGCCTATTTAATGGAGTTAGATCCAAGATATGTTGACGTCATTATAGCTAGATGGGAAGCATTCACAGGAGAAGTGGCTGTGAAGATATCAGGTAATGATACGGCGGTGGTTGATGATGGCTGGAAATGATAATTTAAAACCATTTTCAGAGCGAAGCGTGGATGAAGCTAGAGAGCTTGGAAGAAAAGGCGGAAAAGCAAGCGGAGAAGTTAGACGAAAAAAAGCTGACTTGAAACGAGCTATTTCTATTGTTTTATCATCAGAAGTACCAAGCTCTAAAATGGCTAAGACGCTAAAAGAAATGGGATATGAGAACACTAACGAGATGGCCATGGTCTTATCTATGACGCAAAAAGCAATTAAGGGAGATGTCAAAGCAGCATCCTGGATTTCCAATATTATTCAACCTGCAAAGGTAGAGCATGAAGTTGAAATGAGTGTGGGCGTTGATGAGAAGCGGAAAGTAGCAGAAGAATACATTAGGGGTCTGTTTAATAATGACACTGGAAATAGCACAGAAGAGAACAATTAAGCTTTTAAAAAGTTCAACGCCCAAAGAAAAACTTAATAAGTTTGTAAAAGGTTATGTTCCAACTCACTATAAGAGATTAAGTATATCAATGGAAAAAGCAATAGAACTAGCCATAATTGGGGCAACCGAAAGTTTAGCATATTATGGTGATCGATTATATTTTACGCAGGCTCTATTGATGGGGGCTGTGGTAAGTGGAGAGTATGACAACATTATTGTCGTCACCCCTTCACAGTATGGTAAAAGTTGGTTGAGTTCAAGAATAGCTGTTTGGCTCGCTGATCACAATCGACGTTGTTACGTGGCGGGTGGTAAAAAAGATACCACTGATATTATCATGCAACATGTTACAGATACACTACAGACTGTTGATGAATCAATTGCAAGAAAATTATTAGAGCCCGTTGATAAGCTAGAAAGACTTCAAACGGGTTTATCCAAAAGAAAGATTTCTTTCAGTGGCGGAGGATCGATTGAAGGGATTTCATTAGGTGAACATTTCAAAGGAAATAAATCTGGAAATCAAGCGATTGGTCGTGGTGGAGATTATATTATTGATGAATCAGCGTTTGTCTCAAATGAAACATATGCTGAGCTTGGTCGTAGAAATTTTGCCAATGTGGATGGTAAAAACTATCTATCTTTTGAAATATCTAACCCACATAATAAAGGTCGATTTTATGACAAACTAACTCAAGAGAATATTCCAAAAGGCATGTTGGTTGTATGGGCAGATGTTAGGACCGCCTTTGAAGAAGATCGAGTTAAAAGTATTGAACAAGTAATAAGTTCTGAATTTTTTCAAAATAAATCTACATGCCAACGTTACTTTTTATGTGAGCTTCCAGACGAAAATGAAGATGGAATGTTTGGAACACCTCAAACAGAAGAAGAACATACCGAAAAAGATTGGGAGTATTTCCTTGGTGTAGACAGTGCTTATAAAGGGAAAGATAAAATAAAAGCTACGTTATCGGCATTAGATGCACAAGGACAAGTACATGTTATAGACACTATAGAAATTGAAAAAGGTGATTGGCAAGACGGTGTGACTAGTAAAAAGATAATTACTCAATTGTTGATGATTATAGAACATTTTGATGTTAAAGGTGTATGTGTCGACGTAGGTTACGGTGTTTATATTGTAGAAGGTTTAGCACATATTAACGGAGATTTCGAATTACACGGCATAAATTTTGGTGCTGGTACAACTAAAGAAAGGGTGGAAAAAAACCACTACTCGGCAAAATACGGGGCAAATAAGCGTGCTGAAATGCACATTGACTTACAAGAAAACATTGATAACAGAAATATTTTTTTCACTGAAAAAGTATATGAAGAAGTTATAGATGAACTAGTTCTTATAAGTAGCAAGATCAAGTCTAACGGAAAAACAGCCATTGTTCCAAAGGAAGAAATCAAAGCTAAGTTGGGCCACTCACCAGATACACTTGATTCAGTTCTTCTATCGCTACATGCGATTATTCTATATAAATTAAACGAACGATTCTATATCTATTCTTGATGAAAGGAGGAAAATGAATGTCTGAAACTGAATTAGTTGGGAAAGATGAACTATTAAAAACGATGACTATGTGTAATAGTTGTCCTGATTTTAATTTAAACGATTTAAGAGGTAAGGGTGATAACAACTATCAGCTTTATGATTGGTTAATTCATAATTTGCCAACAGCACAATATGTTCTTGGTAAGTTAGTAGAGCTTATTCTTTCTAATAACTTAACTACAGGCGATGAAAAACAAGATGAAATATTGAATAACTTTCTATATGGTCAAACGAATCCAGAAGGAGTTACCAACTATCACGTACTTGTTCAATCAATTAAGGAATCAATTGTATACGGTCGATCAGGTTTACGTTTTTTATCTAAAGATGATGGATTGATTAACGTAAAGTGTAATCATTTTGGCGTTGCTCAAATATTGAATAAAGAACATTACGGATATAAAGAATTGATTGGTTTCGTTATTGACAAAAAAGGTCGAGCTATTACAGATGTCGATCTCAGTGAAGGAGAAATTGATTCAGAAGAATACTTTAAAAAAGGAATATTTGTTTTTAAAAACAATGACAATATTTTATTGCCACCCGAAAAATTCGTTAATTTAAGGGTTGATACATCTACTCCTAAAGGATCGAGTGTCTTTGATTCGGATATCCAACGAGTCTTGCTTATAGCTTCGGTATATAAACGACTACTATACGATATCGAATATGATGGCGCAGGAAGATTAATTTTCTGGGCAGATAATGCCAATAGTAATGAAGAAAGCTCAAATAAATTTTTGAACGACACTGAATCGGCAACCAAACGACGGCAGGATAAATATAAAAAAGAAGTTGAAGAAATAATGAAGCTCGTAAAAGACAGCAATTCAACAAGCGTTTTAGCAGTTTCAAATGCTTTTAAAAAGATGGACCACTTGCCACGTGTAACTAAAGCGACGGAGTTTCTTAGTTATTTAAATCAGGAAGGCGAGATTATGGCGCAGGTATTCGGTGTTCCTAATGTTCTGCTTGGATTAGGTAAAATCAGTGGGAATATATCAATGGAAAAAGTAATAGATAATGCAATGCTTAATTCAATTATTCCTTTACGTGAAAATATTGCGACTCAAATTTCGAGCATACTAACAAATAATTTAAAGGTTCCAAAAGTCTATTTTGATAAATATGAACTAAAATCTCAGTCAGATATAAATGATAGGCGATTGAAAGTTTTAACTGTTGCTGAGCGACTTAAAGCACTAGGTAAAGATGATTTAGCTAATAAAATTATTAAGGAGGAAATTCAGTTATGAGTATTTTAGAGGATTTAAGCAAAGCAAAAAAGAAAGCAAAACCATATGCAGTAGTCGGTGGACGTGAGGTTTATGATTATGACTCTTTAGAGAAAAAAGTTGAAATCGATCAAGCCGAAGCGAAAGTTGGTGGTGGCCAAGTAGATTTAGGGAAAATGAAACCGACAAAAGATGGATGGGGGTATACCGACATGGGAAATAGTTTCTCGGCAATTCCTCAAGATATCTTATTTGTCAATCGTTATAAAAAAGAAAATGATGCTTATTTAATCGTAACAGACTATCGTGCCATTAAAGAACAATCTAGTGGTCAAATTTATGCGTCAAGTGTTCAAGCGCTGGTTATTAAAAATAAAGGCGAAAAAGGTGAAGAAAAGATGTATCTCGAAAGTATTCGAAATGTATCTGATACTGAATTTATCAACGATTTTACTGGAGAATTGTCAAACCTTTCCATGGCAAAAGTTTTTGAAGCTATTGATAAAGATAAGGTGAAAGAAGTGAGCAAGGATGAAATCACTTTCTAATATTGCTTTAGAGTACACCACAACAAGTAATGAACAAAAGCAACGTGAATTATTTTTGTTATTAGTTTCCTACTTCCTAACTCTTTATGATATGGAAAAAGAAAACTTTGCTGATGAACTTGGTATTTCCAGTGAGTTTGTAGAAGATGCTCAAATTAAGTTTGATTACATGAAGAAAATTGAACTGACATTACAAAATATGCGTGAGACTGTACAGAGTGAAAAAGGCAAAGATAGTGAAGCTCTAACTGCTCTATATTTTAATCGAATTTTAAATACAGATGGAAAAAAAGCTAAAGAATTAGCTCAAATCGAAACTGTAAAACATTTAACTCGACTTGATCGTTCTAAGAAAATTAGAAAGAGATGGAAAGCATTTTCAGGATGCTGTGATGTGTGTAGAGCAATGGATGGAGTAACAGTAGCTCTTGATGAGCCATTCATGTATCAAGGTCAAGTTGTTGAATTGAGCAGTGGTGAACGTTACATCAACAATTACGCTGCGATGGACACGCCAAATGCTCATCCAAACGATAAATGCTCTATTGAATTTATTATCGAATAATTGAAGGGGGGTGTAAACTATGGCGAAAATTAAGTTACCAATCGTAACAATTACCGCAAAAGGTGGCGCTCAATATGTTGTTGAAGGCGTCGAAGCAGTAAATGCGTTAACTCAATTAGAAAATTATCCTGAACGTGGTATTCGTATCAAAGTTGATGGGAAAATGACAGTAATTACAGAAGGTTGTTTATGTTCTGCAGCTGTTACTGGAGAGGTTGAAGTAGATGTTCCTGAAATCGTTTGTGAAGAAGTAGAGTGTGAACCAATTTCCAATATTTTACCAAATCCAAAAAATCCAACTGATCCAGGGGAAAATTCAAAACCAGAAGAAAAAGCTGGCGAAAAATAAAACTAGGAAGTGTCAGTATGAAACAATTTAAAAACAATTTAGAGATGTTTCGTTACATTGATGCCATTAACAAAGAGCCTAGTAGAGAATTTAAAATTGAGCCATTACGAGAAGAGATTATTATTGAACCTATCGAAGAAGAGGTAGAATCAAAAGCTAATAAAAAAGCTAAAAATAAGAAGGGGGCGAAGGAATGAACTACTTTAAATTAGTTGACGGTATTCGTTCCCCTCAGTCTATCGATGTAGTACGTTCAGAAAACGGATATAAAAAATTTGGTTGGATACGTGTCCTTCCAGATGAACGATATCCGTTGGGAGACGATGAAGCATTTATTCAATCATTAGAAAATGCTAGTGTTGAAAAGCTTTACTCCGACAAATTAGTTACTGAGCTCAAAAATAATGGAATTCAATTTGAAGTCTTTAACGGCGGATGTTGTGGCGGAAAAATCAAAAAAGTAAGTTATAAGATCATCGATATTGTTAGAGATGAGGTGTAACATGTTTGATTTTATCAAGAAACGTGATGCTCAAACGCAAGCACGAAAACGTATGAAAAAGGATTTAGACGAAATTTTCGAATTTAATAATGAAGAAAAACAGCAACATACACTGAACCACATTGTTCAACTAGCTAATAATGATTTGAAGGAAATTGGCTGGGTTCGATTACTGGATGAAGGAACAGTATTATACGGTGATGGAAGTATTCGAAGTTATATAAAACGTGGAACTATAAAAGAATTTTATGACTCTTTAGAAGATGATTATATTGGCTATATCAATATTGGACACATTAATTTTGCTACGTTACCAATATTTGTTGGTCAGTGGACTAAAAATGATTTGCGCTTAGTAGATATTGGAGAAAACCGTCAAGCATTAGAAGTCAATATGAAAATTGATGAAAGCTTATCTGTTATCCAAGATTTGCAAAAAATGCCATATACAATTGGTATTTCAGCCGAATTTATGGCAAGTTATGACGAAGAATTATCTTACGAATATGAATTTCCAGTTATTGAACATCTTTTTATCATGGGATTTGGCATCGTTGGAGATGTAGGTAATGTGAATAGTAGCGGTATAAATTTATCCGCAGAGGAGGCAGACAAAATGGCTTTAGCAGATTTATTTGGCAAGAAAAAAGAAAATGATCAAGAAACGATCAAAGAACCTGAAACTAAACAAACAGAATCAAAAGAAGAGCCCAAAGAACCTGAAGTGGCAACAAAAAAATCAGAGGAACAGAATGTTGAAGAAAATGACAAAAAAGAATCTGAAGCGGAACTTTCCGAAAAAGAAGACCATACATTCGAACAACTTTATAATTTATCTATGGAGCAAAATGAAAAAATGGTTGTTGAGCTTGAACAGTTACGTGCTGAAAATAAATCTTTAAAAGAAGAAAAATTGAAGCAAGAACAAACAAATGAAAAAGCTGTTCAACGCTTGGAAAAATTGATGAATCGTATTGAAGTTTCAGCGCTACCAAAAGCAACTGGATCTACTAAAAATAAATGGGGGGAATAACAGATGGTATTAGAAGTTAATCAAGCCATCGTTAATGAATCGTTACAAACAGAGCAAGTTATGGAACAACTAAGCTCTACTGTAGATGTCATTGTCGATAATATCGAAAAATATACAAATGCTGCTCGTTATGGTAAAGGAAATAATTATGCTTTAAATAACTTGCGAACAGCAGTTCAAAACCAATTTCCTTTAGTTGATTGGTTATTAAGCACAAGCCTATCTCAAATGATTGAGAACGCTTGGCAAAATGGCTCATTGCCAACTGTAACTGATGAAGATGGAAATGTTTATTTAAAAGCACCTTTAAATGTATTTACGACACCACCAAAAGATACTACAGGTGAATGCTGTTGGTTACCTTTTGATATTGCAGCATGTGGGGGCAAAGCACCAATTAATATTCTATGTTTAAAAGATTGTGTGGATATGTTAAATCACTTATTGGACCGTAAATTAAAAGTTCAATCGAATGATTTAATTGGTTTCTTTAAGCAAGCAGGGCAGACTTATGAAGAAGTTCGTGATTTCATGAATCGTGAAAGTATGGCTTTCTATACTGCCAATACAATTGTTAATGGACAACTAGATGTTACAACACCTATCTTAAAAAAATTCCATGGATTAATGGAAATTTTAAAACGCCCAGAAGTTTTCAAAATGCAAGGAACAAATATTTTAGCAGCATTTGATTCTATTGGATATCGTATGGACGTTCTAGGTGGATCATTCATTTTTGCAGCTCATCCATTAACTGTAGCAAGCATTAAAAATGCCATTCGTCCTAATCGTTACGGTATTCTTCCAGACGGCTGGACTATTAACGGAGAAAGTATTTTCTATAAAGGAGCACAAGTTTTACCTGATAAAACTGTACCAGTTGATGTTGAAAATGGCACAGGCGTTATTTGGCAATTGTCTGGTGAATCCGTAGGTGTATTCTTGGGGACAACTTTGCGTCCTGCTGAAGACTATATTATTCGCAATCAATTTACAACAACAAACGATGTAAATAAAGGATGCGCAACAGAATGTGATATTTATTACAACTTAGGAAGTGTAGTTACAAATAATGTAGCTCGATTAGCTGTAATTACAGATGTTCCTTTGGCTGCTGGAATCAACGCCTACTCATTAGCTAATTTATTAGATCGAGTATATGTAGAAACATTAGCTCCCTAGAAAGTAAGGTGCTTACCTTATGGATGAAATCATTGAGCAACTGAAAGAATTTTGCGATTGCTTTCCTTGTGATGTAGAGGACAACAAGTTAGAGAAAACAATTAAAGAAGCAATTCATTTAATAAGTTTATTAACTTGTTGGACTCAACGTCCTTGCGAAACATTTTTAATGAGTGAGAGACAAGAAGTATTTGATATGGACAATTATTTACCTTGTTCGTGTGATGATGGAATTATGGAATTAGATTTATTCTATGCACCATTTGCTTTAGCATCATTCCGAGTTTTTTCTGTACATCGAGAAGGTGTAAAAGAAATCATTAGAGAATTAGATGAAAAAGAATTTGGTTATAGCGTTGTAAAAGACAAATTACTTGTTGATATTCGAAACTACGCAAATAGGGAAAACGGATGTTGTGTTTGTAAAAAAGAACACCAGTTGCTTGTCTTATATGATGCTGGATTTGAAGAGTTGCCTCAATGTTTATTACAACTTTTCTGCGATTTAATTCATGTAATTTACAACAAGAATAACTGTGATTGTCATGCTTGTGCTACTTGTCAAGATAATTCTGATAGCGGCTTTATTGCAAATGAAACGATGACAACAGATGAGTTAGTAGAAAGCTACCTCAATAAACTAGTAATAGACAGCTACCGAAAACAATTAGGTCTTATTAGCCTTTGTGGTAAAAGTCTAGAACAGATTTGGGGGATTAGAGTATGAAAGTTCGATTTTTAGGCGTTCGTGAACACATTAGCGCTACAGGTTGTTCGTCCTGTGGAGCGAAAAGGTATGCCAGTGGTTTAAAGACAGAAAAGACATTTTTCTTACCAAGTGGAAAAAGATTAGATGTTGAGTTTAATCATGAATATGAAACCACTGATACAGACGGAATGTTTTTGCTTGAAAGTGGGCATTTCGAGGAAGTGTTTTAAATGGCACTAAAAAAGATAGTTATTCAATCAATTGAAAAAGAGATAGATAATTATGCAAAAAAAATGGAAAAAATTATAAAAGAAGAAGCTCACGTTAAAACAGGAGCGTTGAGAGATTCGATAACAATAGAAAAGGAAAGTGATGGGAGTAGATTAATAGGAGTTGATGTCGCGAAACTGAAATCCGATCCTCGCAATGTTGGAGGCTTAGATTACTCTATTCCTTATTACAAAGGTCATAGTGGCTACACGATAAGGCCAAGAAAGGCAAAGGCTTTGAGTTGGGTTGGTAAAGATGGCAAACGTCATTTTGCTAAAAGTGTTTATATACCACCCCACGCAGGTGATCCTTTTTTGAAGCGAGCTGTGTTACGTAGACCAAAATTATAGGAGGTATATCAAATGGCGAAACGTGCAATCAATGCATTAGCAGCAGATGGTGAAACGACTTATCAGTTATCAGCTAAAGACTATACAATCGGTGATTCTGAAGTCACAGGTGTATATGATAATGAAAAAGCTGTAACTATTAAATTATTTGTAGACGACGTAGCAGTGGATGAGATCACACCTGATAATTCAAAAAATATTTATGCTATTTCTACAAGTAAAACTACTATTGTTAAAGATAGTAAAGTGGAAGTTGCAGAATATGATGCAGATAAGAATGAATTAACAAAAATTCTAGTTACTGTAATTGACCCAAATGGAGGAGGAAATGAGATGGATGAAAAAGAAAAGATTGATAAATTCATTTCACGAAAATTAACAGTATTAAATGAAAAAGACGGTATTGTCTATGAACAGCTAGCAATCCGAGTTATTCAAGTTAATCAAAAATAATAGGAGGGATTAGACATGGGAAAATGTAATACAGAGCAAGTTCTTTCAATGATTGGTGTTAACAAATTAACGAAGACACAGGAACTGTTTTTTTCGGTTCTACAGGACAATGACTCTTGTGTAAAAATTAAAACCAGTGACTACTTGGAAATCATTGGAGACAAATCAGCATTCAATAAATATTTACGACCAGAGGATGCATTTAATTGCTTAGCAGAAGGATGTAGAAACACAGGTGGATTATTAATTACAGGCAACGAATTTCCGTTAGGGGCTACCTTTAAAAAAGTTACTGATGCGACTGATTTTTATGCTGGTGCAACCACTTTTTATTTAGATTTGCCAAAAGATGGAACATATACTATCGAATTTAAAATTGCAGCAATTAATGACAATAGTTTTGTAAATGCTGATGTATATAGAAAAAAATTCACTGGAACTAAGGGCTATAATCCTATTTTTATTGATTTTTCAGTCGTTCCTGAAGAAGTTTTAGGCGAAGGTTGGCAAGCAAATGAACGTGGTGTTCATGTGTCAATTACTGTGACAACTGAAGAAGAAATTCCATTAAAACAAATTCATATTTCTTCGATTAGTTTTTACAACTCAATCGAAGAATTACAAAATGATGAAGTTGTAACGATTGGATGTATCACAGAATACGGTGGAGACATGACTATGGATGTTGCCGACAGTGTATGTTTTGGTGCTAAGTACGATCCATCAAGCGCTAGTATTACTCGTACATTCACAGGTGGCAAAACAAGCGGAAACTACTGGTTACTTAATCCATTTATGCGTCGAGGGGATTTATCAAAAGGGTGGACAGTTGTTAAAGAGAAAGATAAAGTTCGTGAACTCACTATTGACGGCCGACGTTATGGGTATATCTTGTTAAACGGTTTATCAAAACAAGAATGCTCTTTCTCTAAAGCTTTAGTTGCAAGTGAATGTAACTTTACTGATGCAGAATTAACTAAAGTCAACCTCCCAGATGTAGCAGTATTAAACGAAAAACAATACCAAATTATTAAGCATGGCGAATATGATGGATATTTAATTGTTCATGAACGTTTGATCGGACAGCCATTGTTGTATGCATACCCTAAAGAGGTTTCTATTGAGCAATACGTCGGTGAAGATGACGCATATGAAGGACGCCGTGTACGTCTATTCTTCCCAACTGTTCAGACAGATGGTGTGAAAGTGAACTATATTTTCAACAATGTATTAGTTACTTCATTCCCTACGACTTTAAGTAATACAGATGAAACTACATTTGAATTTGAAGTATCTATTCAAAAGGATAACAATGGTCGATTCTTTGAAGTTCAGAAAATTATTGAATAATTATTTAAGAAAAGGGGATTTTTGTAATGAAACAAAGCGATTTAACGAAAATGATTACAAAAAATGATGTAATTGATATGAAACATAAAATGGATAAAACTCAGGATACAAGTAAGCCATATGCAGTAATTGACAACGATAATATTGCTGTTGTTGGTGACGCAAACGAGATTCAAAAAGTTGAAGAAAACTATGTGATCAAGTTTCGTGTTCCAAAAGAATTCTTTGAAGAAATTCCGTATGGAGCAACTACTGTAGATAAATATGTTATTTTCGAAGTTGAATACAGTAATGCAAGTGTAACAGGTATGAATGATTTAAAAATTGTAGATGCACTTTTGAACATTCAACCATTTTTGAAGGAGTTTTATCAAAAAGACGAAGACGGCAAAGTAACTATTGTGGAAAAGACAGATCGAGAAGTTCTTAAAATGTTATCAACATCAGAGGACGAAGTTATTTATGGATTTTATAAAGTGGTGGCAGCTTTCTTAGGTGTAGATGAAGAGTTAATCGAATACATGCTTCCATTTTCAGTGATTGAAACTTTTACTGCATTAACAGAAAATCACCCAGAAGTGTTCAAAGAAGCAGATGCTTTTTTCGGATAATCGTGCGTGACAGTTTAAACAATGGTGTTTCATTACAACAAGCGCAAGAAACGTATTTTGCTAAGTTTAATCATTATTCGTATATGGCTCATTTTGTAGCAAAAATCTTAGGACAACGTCCCAGCCATGTATTGAGTGGTTGGGGCGTTTCTGAATTGATTGTAGCATATGGCCATTATGCTAATGAGCAAAGTTATCAAAACTTTATGGATTGGAAGTCGTCACAAGAAAATGCACCAAAACCTAAGCAACCACAACCATTTGTTGTTCAATTTATATCGCAAGATGAGCTGGAGGAGGTGGAATAATTGGCAGTTGAAAATATCTCCATTCGTATTAAGGACAATATTAAAGATATAGAAAAAGAACTAGATAGTTTAGATCGACGAATAGCTAAACTAAAAGGTCAACGCCCTGCTATCGAGTGGAATACTACGAAACTAAAAAAAGCAAAAGAAGAAATAAAAAATATTAATGTTGATATAAAAAAATTGCAAGCACAGAAAGCAACCATTAAGGCAGATGTAAATACTAAAGATGCAAAAGAAAAAATATCATACTTAAATCAACAAATTAAACAACTACAATCTAGGAAAGCAAATTTACAAATAGTAACAACTCAGTTGCAAGGTTCAGAAGCACAACTTCGCAAACTAGACAATGAGATTAGTCGATTGAATAATCGTAAGGCTATGTTACAAATTGATAGTCGTGGTCTAGGAGAAACTGGGGAAGAAAGTCGAAAATTACAAAATAGTCTTCGAAGTATGAGTGAACGAACCTACAAGATAAATGTTTCATCAAACCTGGATAAGTTAAGTGGGTTAGCTAACAATGCAAGTAATAAAATATTAGGAGCATTCAATCCTTTAACATCCAAACTAAATCAAATGCTTGGTATAGGGCTAGCCGTAAAGGCAGTTGATAAGGCGACCAATATGATTACAAATTCTATCGATGGTTCTATTTCAAGATTAGATACTTTAAATAACTTTGAAAAAGTAATGTCAAATATGAATATTTCAGCCGACCAAGCCGATCTCGCAAAAAGCAAACTTGTAAAAGGGCTAAATGGGTTGCCGACAACTTTAGATGATGCTGTTGCTTCAGTACAAAGGTTTACAGCAAATAATAAAGATGTACAGAAATCTGCGGATATATTCTTGGCATTAAATAATGCAATTTTAGCAGGTGGCATGTCACGAGAAATACAATCAAGCGCACTTGAGCAAATATCTCAATCTTATTCTAAAGGTAAACCAGACATGATAGAATGGCGCTCGCTACTAACAGCAATGCCTGCCCAAGTGGATCAAATCGGAAAGAGTTTTGGTTTAACATCTGATCAATTGGGAGAAGCTTTAAGAAATGGAAATATCTCTATGGATCAATTTATGGATAGAATTGTGGAGATGAATAAAAACGGGGCAGAAGGATTCAAATCGTTTGAAGAACAAGCTAGAAATTCTGTTGGTGGCGTTCGAACTGGTATGTCTATTATGAATTCAGCTATTACACGTGGAGTGACCTCGATTATCGATACATTTGATAAGATGGCGAAGGATAAAGGTCTGGGAGGAATTGCTGGTATATTTGGAAAAATTGGTGCTGCTTTCGAAGATAATTTAAAAAAAATAGGAACTTTCGCAGAAGAACATTCAGATGATATATTTCGTTTTTTTGACAAAGTAGTGAAATTTTTAAGCACTATTGATTATGCTTCATTTTTTGAGGGACTAGGTAAAGGAATAAAGGGTGTAAAAGATGATGCTGTCGGATTATTCAATCTATTGAAACCTATATTTAATTTTTTAGGTAAGGGAGATACTTTGAAAGGACTAGGTGCATTTATTCCACGATTATTTGAATTTGGGGTAGCTTTAAAGTTTATAGCTATTAGTGCCAAAGGACTTTCTATATTATCCAAAGTATTTGGAGTATTCGGTAAAATAAAATTGCCTAAATTTGGAAAAGGTGGAGGAGCATCAGAAATCGTAAAACCATTAGAGAGTTTAAAATCTATTGGGACTGGTTTTTTAAAAAATGCTGGTAACCTTGCGTTATTATTCGGAGCAATAAAAGTGCTTGAAGAAGGCGCAGAAGCAATGAAACAACTAGATGAAAAAATACCAAATGATTTTACAGGGCTAGCTAAAAAAGCAGCGAGCATGAGTCTGGCTATCAGTGCAATTGGGGGTCTGGCTTTTATAGCTAGTAAATTAAATTTTACTGATAATTTAAAAGGGATTGCAAGTATTGCATTAATCTCAGTAGATTTAATGATTGCAAGTGAAGCGATGAACCAACTCAATGAGAGAGTACCAAACAATATTGGAATTGTCGCTAAGAAACTAGGGAGTTTATCAATTGCAATCGGGGCTATGGCAGGATTAGTTGTTATTGCAGGCGCTTTTTCATCTGCTAATCCAACGATGGCTATATCAGGATTAGCTAGTGTAGCACTCCTATCACTAGAATTAATGATTGCAAGCGAAGCACTATCACAATTAAATGAAAAAGTACCTTCAGATATTGCAACAATAGCTAAAAAGGTTGCTAATATCGGTATAGCAATTGGTGCAATGGGTCTTTTAGTTGGAGTAATAGGTGGTTTAAGTATTGCTACATTCCCTGCAGCAATCGCTGGTTTGGCAGCTGTAGCACTACTAGCAGGAGAATTAATGCTAGTTTCTGAATCAATTAACCAATTGAATAAAAAGGTTCCTGAAGATATTACAAGTGTTAAAAATAAGCTTGAGAGTTTAGAAGAAGTTTTAAGCTATATGGCGAAATCCAGTATTGGAAAAATTTCATCTTTATTCAAAGGAATAATAGGTACTTTTACTGCATCGACATATGTACAAGTTATCGATGGTTTGATAGAAGTGTCAAATGGATTGAAACGTCTAGCTAGTGCTTCAGAAGATATAAATAGTGCAAAACTTGTAAATAATATATATGACATCAATAAAGCAGTTGAAGTTATTGGTGGAAAAGATAACATTTTTGAGAAATTAGGAAGCTTAATGAAAGGTAAAGTTGACACTGCTATTTTTGATGAGATGGAAAATATATTAAATAAAATGATTTCTCTATCTAATAAAATGAAAACTTTACAAGAAAATAAATTTTCAATATCTGATATTACAAGTAAAGTTACAGTTATAAAAGATATATTAGAAAAGTTAGATCCTGCTGATTGGGATATTGCGAAATCTGGAGTCGTTTCATCTAAAATTATTGATCAAGCAGATACTACTATATTCTGGTTAAATAAATTAAGCAAAAAGTTAGCAGCATTATCAGAAAGTAAGTTAGAAACGGGTTCAGTGCAAAATGTACTACAAAATATTAAAGGTGCATTACGTATGCTAACTAATGAAAGTTGGAGTGATTTCAGTGGTGGAGTTGTGCCAAAAGATTTTATAGATATGACGGGCCAAAGTGTGGATGGTTTGAATAGCATTAACAAAAAGCTGTCTAAACTATCAGAAACTTCTTTTGACTTAGGAAAAACTCAAACCATGATAGCAAATCTAAAATCCTCATTACGTATGTTGCAAATTAAATCTTGGGGCGACTTCGATGGGGGAATAGTTGAACGTGGAACATTAGATAAACTAGACACTGCAGTTTATTGGTTAAGTAGTATAGCTAAAAAATTTGGAACACTTTCTAATTTTGAATTTGATGGTGGCAAGTTACAAGGAATAATAGCAAATATCAAAGGTGCTTTAAGATTATTGCAAGCAGATAGTTGGATCGATTTTAATGAAGGAATTGTTGGTAAAAGATTATTGGACCAGTTAGACACATCAATTTACTGGTTGAATAAAGTGGGTAGTAAATTAAATGAACTTTCAAATTTACCATTAGAAACAGGTAAGGCACAATCTGTTATTCAAAATATCAAAGGATCTATTCGAATGTTAAGAATCGATTCATGGAGTGATTTTAATGATGGATTTGTTGATAGGGAAATGCTTAGCGGATTAGATGTAGCTGTATTATGGGTCACTAAAGTAGCAAATCGTTTAACAGGTCTTTCGGGAATAAATATCGAAACTGACAAAATAAATTCCACTATTGCAAGTACCAAAGGGGCATTAAGAATGTTTCAGGCTAGCTCTTGGCAAGATTACAATGAAGGAATAGTCAAAGCTGACTTTATAAAAGCTTTGGATTTAGTTTTGATAAACTTTATACAATTAGCAAATAGAGTTAATGGATTAGCTAGTATCACACTAGAAAATGATAAAGTCCATTCAACAATTACCGCTGTTAAAGGTGTTATTAATAGGTTAACGATAGATACTTTTCCTGATTCAAACACGATGATTGGTGAAGATGTTATTGATAAAATCGACACTACAGTTTATAGGCTGATAACATTAGCAAATAGAATTAATCAGATTCCTCAATTAACATTGGGTGTTGATGAATTGAGTAATAATATAAAAAGTATTAAATATGTCGCAACAGAGATGGCCATTAGTAAGTGGCAAGGGATATCTGAAGGCGTTATAAGCAGCGAAACGTTAGGTATGATTGTTTCATCTGTTAGTAAGTTAGGAACGATATCAAATAAATTAAGTGTATTAAACGCATTACCATTTGATTGGACGAGTGTATTAAACAACGTTAACCGAATGAAATCAATCATTGAACTAATGAACACATTTCCAAGTGCAAAAGGACTGGATAGTATACCCGAGCTAGTCGAATCTTTTAAAAACTTACTTATTACGTTACAAGGTCTAGAATCTAAATTTGAACCAATTGGGAAATCATATGGACAGCAAGTTATTAATGGATTCAAAAATGCTGATGTTCCTTCTAAAATCAAAAAAGTTATTGATGATTTAATAACTAATTTAAGAAATAAAGATACCGAGTTTAATAATGTTGGTAAAGGATTTGGGGATAGTCTGAAATCAGGATTTACAAATGCACTACAAGGTTTAGATAGTAATATTGATAGTTATGTTACATCTATTAATAACAAAATTTCTTCTATTCAAACCAATCTAAATTCATTAACAGCGCCTAGTCTTACTGTTGATGTAACAGAAAATGTGAAGACTCGTAGAGTTACACGTGCAAATGGAGGCATTATACCTCAGTATCGAGCAAACGGTGGAAGCATTATGAAACATATTTTTAAATCCAAAGGTACAGATCGTATTCCAGCAATGTTAACTGCTGGAGAATATGTTCAACGTAAAAAAGCAGTAGATCATTTCGGAATTGACTTTATGGAACGGATCAATAACTTAGATCTAAGTGGAGCACTAGCTAGTATCACTAATCGATTTGGAAATAGTCAACCTGTCTCAAATGTGATGAATAGATATTATAATACGACAAAAAATACAAGAAATAACAATAATACAATTAACCAAAATATTAGTATGACTGGAAATCCTAATTTTGCCAATTTGCGTGCAAATAGATTTTTGAGAGGAGTGTAAATTGATGTATGATTGCAGAACAATTTATCCTCAAAAAAGGTACTTACAATTCAGAGATGTTGTAATTGGTGCATATGATATGATTCAAGATGCAGATTTGAGTGGTGGATTCAAAACTACCACTCAAGCATTTAGTTTTGGTCATGGCAGTTATACTAATGCAAAACAAATACAACAGTATTCGACTGAACAAAAGTTAGCGTTAACACTAAAGATAAATTATTCTATGTTTTCTATGGATCAAAAACAGTTTTATAAAGAATTCTTATATAGTGAGCTTTCTAAGATTGGTAAGCTATGGGCAATTGAAAATCGTCGAATAATTTGGACATATGCTTTTGTAGAAAGTTTTTCAGAACCTTACAGCATTGAAAAAAACACTTTTTCTGTCGATTTGAACTTTATATTATATGAAGGAATTTGGCACTATGCAGATGAAAAGAAAACATTTTTAAAACCTTACGATGCGTGTTCTTTTGCTGATTGTCTAGAATTTGAAGAAATAGACACTTGTCAGGACGATATCTACGGATGCTGTATTAGTTGTCAAAAAAATAATATAAAACATAAAGATTGTCAAAAATGTTCTTGTGAATGTGATTTTCTTACTAAGGAAGACAGTCTGTGTGTTAAACAAAAAGATATAGAAAAAGATTACTGGAAATATTGTAGTGGTGGTTATCAAATAATTTATAACTGTAATAAAGGTCGTCATCTATGGGGATATAGTAAGATGCTCGGAACGAAAATTTGTAAGAAAGAGCTTTGCGATAACTATGTTGCTGGAAAGTTTTATAGTAATACCGTTTTGGAGACTGATGTATTCACAATGACTATTATCGGCAGAGTAGAAGATCCAGTTATTCATTTAAATGGTAACGCAATGCGCTTAAAAGGTATATATGATGGAGAGTTACTCATTGAATCAAATGGAGATGTTTTCTATCGGGAAGATGACTGTTGCGATTTTGATAAGCTACCTATTGAAAATCTTGAATTGATGAATTGTAACACTTTTGGATGGTCCATAAAGCATGGGTACAACAGCTTATTAGTAGAAACAAATGATTGCTGTGAACCAGTTTGTGTATTTATCAAAGAGGATAAAATTACGTACTAGAAAGGATGATTTACATGTCTAAAAATTGCAAGTCTTGTAAGGACTTAAAGAATAGGGGCATAGATGTTGACTGTTGTTTTGAAATCGGCGACAAAGAATGTGCTAGCTTAGGTGATGATAAAGGATTTAATGGCAAGAAAAATGATTGTCAAGATATGCATGATTTAAATGATTGTTTACTAGGTAGAGCTGACAGTGCACTTGATATTCATGATGATTGTGATTGGAAAGGATATTTAAAAAAATTAGTATCTACAATTTATAATCTACAGAAGATGACAATTTGTGCAATTTGTGGAATTTGGAAAAAGATTCATTGGATTGAAGAACAGATTGAAAAAATTTGGAAAAAAATTGCAAAAATGGAAGATGATATCGATAATATAGCTTCACAGAATTGGGAAATTAATACTAGATATGGGATTCAAGAATCAACAAAAGGGATGAGTGTTTCAATTAATCGAGGTAATGGTGATTTCATTTTTAGATGGAAAGATTGGGGAGACGCTGAACAGACCCAATATTTAGGAGAAGGAGAAATAAGAGGGACTGTTAATTTTGGAATGAGACCATCATCAAATGCTAGCTTTGATTGGCAAGTTCGTGATGTAGTAATCCAAAATTTATCATATAAAACAAATAACATTAGGTCAGTACCATTTACTTTACACCTTTATTTAACTCGTGCTGGAGAACAAGAGATATATACAAAATCACATGATACTACAAAATCTTTTAATGACAATATTAATAAAACACTAAAATTAAATAATAATGGAAATGTGGGGATTTCTAGTTCTAGTGGTTGGTTACAATTTTTAGAATTCTTCAATGATGGCCCTGTTGCTGATGATAGAGCCAATTTACAAATTGAATTTAAAAATAATGGGAAGCCTAAACCACCTCGTTATATTTAATAATCATTGGGAAAGGCCAAAGGAAGGTGGTAATTAATGCCTAGTCATGATGCAGCAATTCAGTGGTTTGAAGCGAGAAAGGGAAAAGTTGTTTACTCTATGAGTGCTCGTCTTGGCCCGAATAGTTACGACTGCTCAAGCGCAGTTTACTTATCATTGATCGCAGGCGGTTTTTTGCCAAGTGGTTCAATGGGCAATACAGAAACCTTGTTTGGATCATTAGAAAGTATTGGCTGGAAACAGACGCCGACTCCCAAACGTGGAGATATATTTATTTGGGGTGTTCGTGGAGCTAGTGATGGTGCAGGAGGACACACTGGTATGTTTATTGATGGTTCGTCAGTGATTCATTGTAATTATGGAGCTAATGGAATTTCCATAGATAATTATCAGTTTATTTTAAATAATAATGGTGGAATGCCAAGTGTTATTTATACAGATCCAAAAAATGATGGAGGAAACAATCCCACCCCTCCACCAAAACGTGTTTTAAGTAAAGAGCAACAAGTCGCTGTAGATATTAGAAATGTGCTTTCAAAAGAAGGCTACACAATACAAGCTATTGCTGCTATATGTGGTAATGCTGATGTTGAATGTGGAATGCGCCCCGATATTTCTGAAATTGGCGGCGGTGGTGGATATGGAGTAGTTCAGTGGACAAGTCCGAATGCATGGGAAAGCGGAGCGAATTATGTTCAACGTTTACTTAGAGAAGCGGGCATTGATGGTGATTATAAAATGGCGTCAACTCAGGCTAAATTAATTCACTATGGTATGTTTCATGGTCAATGGATTGGAGTTGTTAGTCCGACTGATGCAAAAGAGTTTATTAAGGGTACAAATGTCGATCAATTAACAATAGCATTTCTGAAAAATTTTGAACGTGCAGGAGTTGAGAAAACACAAGCACGTATAACAGCTGCAAAAAAATGGTTTGACTTCTTACTGAATTATAAAGAAGGGGATTATGATGATCCAACTCCAGAAAATACTAAGGAAAAATTACGAAATGTTGGTGAAATTGATCAATTAGGTATTAAAAATGGAAAAGTTTTTGTAAAAGGTTGGCACTTTTCGAGTGATTTACCAATTGAAAATATAGAAATCTATAATGCTGAAACAGCGAAATTAATTTACCAATTCAATAACATTCCTATAAAAATTCGTAATGATATAAAAGAAAAATATCCTAATGTTCAAGATGTCGAAAAGTCAGGATTTGAATTATCTTTTACGCTGAAAGCAAATGAAGCGATATTTATCAAAGGTATTCGAACTGACGGGCAAGAAAAAGAGGAGTTGTATTTTGACAACCTTTTAATGTTTGAACCAGTTGAAAATGCCCCAGTAGATAATTACGCTGAAGATAATAGAAAATTTTTCTTCGAAATCTTTGAAAAAGGAAAACTTGTTGCAAGAGGTAATAAGATTTTAAATACATTATCTTGGGGTAATGAGTTGATGTATGTGCCTACAACTTCACTCGTTTTGCCAATCACTTATCGTGAATATTTTAAAGGTCGAGAAGAAGTGAAAATATATATTAACAATAAAGTTTTTCATGGGATTACAAGTGATTATGATGTTGATAAGGAATTTGAAACAATAACTATACAACTTGATCATATAATCAGCGAATGGGAATTCCGACAAGTATCCACCAATTTAGCATGTAAGAATAGAACAATTAATGATATTTTTAGTACTCTTGATTTTCGATATTCAAATAAATGGCATTTAGATTATTTACAAAACTCTTCTCAAAAAAGAATAGACTATGTATATAGTAGACAAAACAAACTTGAAGCATTAACAAAAACATGTGAGTTAACAGATGATATTTGGTGGAGAGTTGGTTTTAATTTTGGTAGAAAATTAGAATTTGGAACTTTTGGAGAAACTAAACCTGTTCAGATATCAGCCGTTAGAAATGCGCCATATCGTTTAATTAGCGAACCTAAAATTGACTATCAGTTTGATCAAGTAATAAATATGGCTACTGTATATGGAGAAAAATCAGATAGTGGTATGTCTAGTATGAGTTTGCGTGAAGTTTATTTAGAACCACATACACAGATAAAAGGATTTCCAGTTCGCATTCTTCGAAAAGGAATCAATAACGAACGTGGTTATGATTATATCAATCTTGCAAAGATTGCTTCTAATAATAATGTTGAATACACAGTAATTGATGAACAAAGTGTAAGAGATGAAAGTAATATATCTATTGAAGCGAGTTATTCGTTTAATGATTTAGCGCCATTTGCAGTAAATGATAAAAAAATTAGTGATGAAGATAGACATCAAGCAACTAGAACTGCATATGAAACAGCGGTTAAAAGATTAAAACAAGCAAGAAGAAAATACTACATTGATATCACAACAACTGAATTACCATCTGACATTAATGTCGGAGATCAAATTCGTTTGCTATATGATAACAATAAATTAATAACAGAAGGATGTTCTGAATATCAAAAAGAAATTATGAAGATGAGTGATTGGTACTATATTTTGAAAATTGAGTACAATTTTGATGAAACAGGATTAGAAACAAACAGACTGACTTTGAGTAAAAATTTATCAATTGAGCGGAAGGCAGATGAACGATGATGAATTATGATGATGCATTGATTAAAGTAGCAGAAAGAACTCAAAACAATCGTAAACAAAATCGACAAGATACGATGCAACGTAGACATCAGGTCACTGAAATCTATGGTCAAGAATATACTGCTCAAGGGGATTCAAATACACCAGCCATTGTTTATTTGCCTGTAAGTAAGGACCTTGTATATCACGAAGTCATGGAGCTTCAAATTCGTATTTCTGGATTCGAGATGCCTGTTAAAGGTGGAGAAACTACAAATGCTTCTTTAAAATTAACCAATACCAGATTAGAAGTAGGTAGCACGAACATTCCACCGAATAATCATAGTCATTCATTAAGCCCAAATCCACATACACATGAATTAAATCCAAATCCTCATAGTCACAATCTGAGTGCTGGCATTCAAACTTTTCCTTCAACAGCCACCGAATTCCGATTGGAAATCAGTGGAGTAGATATCACGGATGCAATAAAACTAGAGTATCCATCAAATTGGATAGATGGTAATGGTGTCTTTCCTAAAAGTGACGATGGATTATTGCACTATAATCTTTTAGGTATATTACCACATTTACAGCCATGGCAACAAAACGTTATTTTGTCGAGTGGGTTAAAAGAAATAAAAATATATGGCAATGGAGTGTTCAAAGCAACTGTTGCAGAATTTTTCAAGTTTTCACATAGAAATTAGGGGGTAGCTATAATGGCAGAAAATAAACAAGCGAGTGAAGGATTAGCAGAAGATTTAATTAGAAGCATGGTTCAAACAGCTTCTATAGAACTACATTTAAAAACATTGGTTGAAAAAAGGCAATCTGAAATGGATAACGGTTTAATAGATACTAATGATTTCAATCGGGTTAATGAGCAGATTGACGTATTAAAAAATTTGAAAGAAGAACTGTTTGAAGTTACTGAACAACGTCGACAAGATATGCGTACGCTGTTTGATTTATTTGAAGGTAAAGGTGATAAGGAACAATGGTGTATAGTTAAACACGCTGCAATGGCAATGTATACAGCTTTTGAAGCTTGGCAAGCAAGTGATAACGATCGTTTACTTTATCAAATATGTATTGAAAAAAATGCTTATTTCATCAAAAAAATCACTCAATTTACAGGAGTACCCATTACCGAATGTGCTTCTTGCTTTAGCGATATGATGAAAGGGGCTATTGCCGATGAGGGTTAGAAGCTTTTGTTCTGATTGTGGCAATATAGGATTTGGTCCATGTGAATCAGATGTAAGTATTTGTTCATTTGAACGTGTAGATGAATTACCAGCTATAGAAGCTGCTGAAGAATGTACTGCGTATATATTGCCAAACAATAGTGCTCATGTTTTATCCTTTGATAAAAAAAGCTTTGTAGATTTTAAAGGTCCAAAAGGAGACAAAGGTGATATTGGACCACAAGGACCTAAAGGAGACAAAGGGGATATAGGCCCTAGAGGCCCAGAAGGTTTACAAGGAGACATTGGTCCACAAGGTTTAAAAGGCGAAAAAGGAGGTAATGGACCTCAAGGACCAAAAGGGGAACAGGGGCCGGTTGGACCACAAGGACCTAAAGGAGATAAAGGCGATATTGGACCACAGGGACCAAAGGGAGACACACCTGACGTTAGTGATTTCATTAAGAGAAAAGAGGCTGAAAAAGGGTTATTTGTTGTGAGAAATACAGATGTTCTCACCCAAAATTGGAATGATTTCGTTGAACCTGGCATGTATAGCGTATGGAAACCATCTGGGGAGAATATGCCTCCCAATGCAACCTATGGAGATTTGGTTGTGTTTGCCACAAATGGAACAGTTACACAGCTATATAGTTATAATGGAAAGTGGCAAATGAGAACTAAACAAGGAAGCCCAGGCTCTTGGACTACATGGAAAGAAATAGGGCAACAAGGACCACAAGGTGAAAAGGGAGATACTGGACCAACTGGACCTCAGGGACCGAAAGGTGATACACCTGATATAAGTAATTTAGTTACTAAAACACAACATACAAATGATTTGAATAAAAAGATTGATAAAACAGCTTTCAATGCTGTTGGGCAACATATTTCTTATAATGGAATTACTATTCATATCCAAAAGTCAAATACAATTATTACATGCAATGTCGAAGGTATTTTTAAAAAAGGAAAAGCTAATGGTTGGCATGAGGTCTCAACAAGAGCAGAAACAAGTTATAGACCAGTTAACATGATTATTAAAGTGCCTTTAACAATAAATATAGGGAATACTATTCAAATAAATAAGTATGCAGCATTACAAATAGAAACATCTGGTCGAATCATGATTCGTGTTTATGGTCTTCAAAATGATAATGTAGAGTTTGGAGGAAGTGCAACATGGATAAGATAAAAATATGGATTACTGTGGACGAAAATCAAATGGTTACAGATTATTCACTAACTGCTAAAAAAAATTATATTGAAATTGAAGTAAGCGAAGAACCAAAAGATTATTTAAACTGGGGGTTACGCAATGGCAAATTAGTTCATTATCCTGATGATTTAAATGATCTAACAAATAATAGAACAACTTCTTTTGTTGGAAATGTAATGCTGAGCTTTGCAGTTATTTCTTGGGCATTGTCCTATATTCCATTAATCGGGAAGATTATTTTAGACTATCCTAAATATGCTGATATTAAAGACGAATACGACTTGCTTGGATTGACAGATGACAATATGAAAACATTTGTTAGTTACAAACGAATTACAGAAAAACAATATGAAGAAATAACAGGAAACTCCTACAAAAAATAAGTTGGTGAGAATATGTCTATAGGAGAGATTATTACAATTATAACGTTTGTAGGTGGTATTATCGGTTTTTTAATAAAAAATTATACCTTACTACAAAAACTAGATGAAACAGTAAATAAGCTTAATTTATTAATTGATCAAACTAAAGAAAAACAAGGCTTAGTAGAGGATGAAGTAATAAAATTAAATGAACAAATAAAATCTTTATGGAACAATTTAAAAGAAAATAACGAAAGAATACGAGATTTAGAACGGAGGGACAAATAATGGACTTTTCTAAAATTGAATTGATGCCATTAGTGGTGCTAGGGTGTTTAGCTGTCGGGTTTGTTATTAAAAATACTAATATATTAAAAGATAAATATAATCAGTTTATTCCTTTAATTGTGTTCATTTTAGGTATATTAATCTCATGGTGGATACAAGGTAAAATCACACCTGAAAATACAATATATGGGGCTTTAAGTGGATTAGCAAGCACTGGCTTACATCAATCTTTTAAAAATTTTATAGGAGATGATAAAAATGACATTAAACGGAATTGATATTTCTAGTTGGCAATCAAATATTAATGTAGGTAAAGAAGGGGTTTCTGCGGATTTTGTTATTATTAAAGCAACAGGTGGAACAGGATATATAAATCCTGACTGTGATAGAGCATTCCAACAAGCAATTAGTAGTGGTAAAAAAGTAGCTGTATATCATTTTGCAAATGAAGTAGGACTTGAAGGGACAGCGGAGCAAGAAGCTGAGTTCTTTTTAAAAAATATTAAAGGTTATATCGGTAAGGCCGTCTTGGTTTTAGACTGGGAAAGTACTAATAAAGGGGACGTTCCTTGGGCTAAACGTTGGTTAGATTATGTTCAAAGTAAAACAGGGGTAAAACCTATGTTTTATACTTATACCAATGTTTTACAATCATATAATTTTAGCTCTATTGCAAAAGCTGATTATGGTTTGTGGTTAGCTGATTACGGAGCAAATAATCCACAAGGATATTCCCAACCAACTCCGCCATCAGTTCCTTATTGGAATTTTATTTCAATGTATCAATATACCTCAAATGGTCAATTGCCTGGCTGGAATGGTCGATTAGATTTAAATGTATTCTTTGGTGATAGAAACATGTGGGACAAATACGCTAATCCCAAAAGTAATCCGACACCCGCTCCTCCAGTTCCTCCTAAACCTAAGCGCCGTTACGGATATAGAGTAGACGATTTACAATTTGTAAACGGTATTTGGCAAGTAAGAAATGATGTATTGGGGCAGCCGGACTTTGATTGGACAGAAAACGGAATTAATGTTGCTTATATTGATAAGATCAATCCAGCAACAGGAGAGAATACTCCAGATCAAGAATTAAAAGTCGGAGACTATTTTGCTTTTCAACCATCTTCTGTAGGGATTATTACTGAACAATACTCTTTAAATGGGAAAACAATCTCGCATGTTCAATTCCCAGATGAATTTATTTGGTTGTACACAGAAAGTGTTGAGAAATTAATCTATGGGTAAATATTTCATCTGGTTAACCCAGAACTATCTGTCTAAATTAGTAAGACTTATCAAACTTTAGCTACATTATGGACTAGTAAATCCCTACCTCTCGAAATGAAATGAGAAGTAGGGATTTTTTATAAAAATAGTTGAAATTTAAAAAAAGATGATTTAAAATATAGTTACCTTTTTAATACACTCATATATGATCTTCTTTCGAGAAGAGTGCTCCTATCTTTTCCCAAGTCCTAAGATAGGAGCTTTTTTATGTGTGTATGCAAAAGAAAAAACACCTACCAAAGATGCACAATACTTCCCCAAGTCGTGACAGTGCAGTAGGCGTTTTAAATATGTATTTGTATTATAAAAAATTACAATTGTTTTGTAAAATGAAAACTTGAAATTTAAAAAAGAAAGCGGTAAAATA